AAATATTTTTTCCAGTATTTAGACTATTGGTGCACAATTAAAAACCCATTGGATAAAGGACTTTAAAAATAGTTTATAACAATTTGATTACGAAACGTTACAGGTCAGTTATAACAGGGTTAGTATATATGTAGGATAAAATAAAACACGTGTGCGCTGAAGCGCACCTAATGGCAGCCTTTAAGGGCTGCCTATAACAACCGTAACAAAGCAGCCTCTTGGGCTGCACAACCGAAAAGCACTCGCTTCGCTCGTGCTAACTATATGAGTTTTTTTATATGATTTTATTACAAGATAATATCAGGTGATAGAATTTTAAAATTTCTGTGATAGGATAATTAAATATGGCAGCCAAAGGCGGAGCAGAGCACCACAATGTGGTGCGGCTCAGAGAAGATAAAGCCAAAGTCCTAGAGTTAGTTGAAACTGGCATTGAGGTGCGAGTTGCCATTTCCATGGCAGGGCGCAAACCTGATGTACTTAAGAAGTGGCTCACAGACCCACGCTTCGCCAAAGACCTAGAGATAGCCCGCACTAAAGGCTCAGACCTAATGAAGGTCACCTTAGGCGGCGACAACGGCAAGAACATAGATTTCGCTACCTTCTCCAAGGAGTTTCTTGGTAATGAGGTATTCCCTCACCAACAGGACTGGATTGACGTTCTGGAGGGAAGGGAGCCATCCTGGCTCCATCCATCTATGTCCTATGAGCAGGGCAGCAAAAATCGCATTTTGATTAACGTGCCACCTGAGCACGCCAAGTCCACCGTAATCACTGTAGGTTATAGCACCTACCGCATTGCCATGGACGCTAACGTGCGTATCATCGTAGTGTCTAAGACTTTGACTAAAGCCCGTGAGTTCGTCTACTCCATCAAGCAGCGACTTAGCCACCCAAGGTACGCTAAGTTACAGCAGGTCTATGGACCATCTGGTGGCTGGAAAGAAGACTCCGACACCTGGAAGACCGACACCGTTTACCTAGGTCAAGAAGCCCGTGACAGTTCTGAAAAAGACCCAACGATTCAGGCTCTTGGTATTGGTGGTCAGATTTACGGCGCTCGTGCCGACCTCATCATCCTAGATGACGTTATCACCACAGCCAATGCCCATGAATGGGAGAAGCAATTAGACTGGCTTCAAAAAGAAGTTATTACCCGTCTGGGTAAGAACGGTAAGTTACTAATCGTTGGCACCCGTATTGGGGCTGTAGATTTATACCGTGAACTTCGTAACCCAGAACACTGGTCTGGTGGCGCAAGCCCGTTTACCCGTCTGGCTATGCCAGCCGCACTTGAAGTCAACGATGACCCCAAGAAGTGGGTTACTCTCTGGGAGCGCTCAGACCGTCCCTGGGATGGCGATGATGACGCTGTGCCAGATGAAGATGGTTACTACCAGAAATGGGATGGACCAGCACTCTTTACAAGACGTAGCGAGGTTACAGCCTCAACATGGGCTCTAGTTTACCAGCAACAGGATATTGATGATGACGCAATTTTTAACCCAACGATTGTTAATGCCTGTGTTAACCGTATGCGTAAGCCTGGTCCTCTCCGTTTGGGAGCGGCTGGACATCCACGGGACGGACAATGGGTCACACTAATTGGTATGGACCCTGCTATGGCAGGAAAGACCGCACTGGTTGTTTATGCCGTTGACCGACAATCTGGTAAGCGTCTAGTCTTAGATGCCTACAATATGTCGGACCCAACCCCTGGCAAAATTCGTGCAATCATTGAAGACTGGATTAACACCTACCGACCAGTAGAACTGCGTATCGAAATCAACGCCCACCAGAAGATGTACGAGGTGGACGAAGAGTTCCGCCAGTACCTGGCTAATAAGGGTGTTAGATTCTCTAGCCACTTCACTGGTAAGAACAAGTGGGACACCGACTTCGGTGTGGCTGCTATGCAGGGCTTGTTTGGTACTATGACAAACAACAAACACAACCGAGATAATCTTATTGAACTTCCAGACCCTCAGTATCACGAGGGTATCAAGGCACTAATCAACCAGTTGATTACTTGGAAACCTGGAACTCGTAACCCTACAGACGTTGTAATGGCTCTATGGTTCTGCGAGATTAAAGCCAAAGAGATGATTCAGCACTCAGGCAATCAAATCTACCACGCCACAAGCCGCTTTGTTACTCAGCGACAAATGGCTCAGCAAGCCGTTGTTAATCTTGACGATTTAGCAATGGAACAATTTACAACTTATCTTTAAGGATATTAATGGCACTCTCAATGGAGCAAGTAGCGGATAAGGTACTTTACCTACGCAATCGCTATTCAGTCCGTGACCAACGTATGGCGGACATTACTGCTGTACGCCGTGGTGACATGGTATCCGTATACCCTGACATGTTCCCAGAGGGCATGACCAAGCCAATGATTGCCAACTTTGTTGACGTTGTTGCTCGTGACTTGGCTGAAGTTCTAGCACCGCTACCATCGTTTAACTGCCAAACCCCTGACACAACCTCTGACCGTGCTAAGAAGAACGCAGACCTGCGTTCGATGATTGTCAACAACTATGTTGAATTTTCTGGGTTACAAACCCAGATGTATACAGGCGCAGACTGGTATAATACTTATGCCTTCTTGCCGTTTGTTGTAGAGCCTGACTTTGAGGCTCGTATGCCACGCATCCGTGTAGAAAACCCATTGGGTGCTTACCCAGAATATGACCGCTACGGACGATGTGTTTCATATAGCAAGCGTTACCTGAAGTCCATAGGTGAACTACTTGTTGAGTTCCCTGAATACGAACGTCAAATCCTTAATGGAGAAGAGCGTAGAAACTACGACCTTGGTACTCTACTAGATTTGATTCGTTATGAAGACAAGGACCAGGTAGTCCTATTCCTTCCACAAAGAGGAAACCTTCCCCTGCGTAAAGCAAAGAACCCACTTGGTAAACTAAGTGTAAGAATTGCTAAGCGTCCAGGAATTGATACCGAAGACCCACGTGGTCAGTTCGATGATGTTATCTGGGCACAGATTGCTCGTGCTCGCTTTAGCCTTCTAGCCATGGATGCTGCTGAGAAGTCAGTTAACGCACCTATGGTTGTACCACAGGACATGCAAGAATTTGCATTTGGTCCTGACGCAGTTATGCGTACTGCTAACCCACAAGGCGTACGCCGTGTTGGTTTAGATATTCCAATGGGTGCATTCCAAGAACAACAGGTTCTTGAACAAGAAATGCGTATGGGTGCTCGTTACCCAGAAGGACGTTCAGGTAGTGTTAATGCGTCTGTTATTACAGGTTCTGGAGTTCAAGCACTTCTTGGCGGCTTTGATTCGCAGATAAAAGCAGGTCAGCAAATTCTTGCTGAAACCCTGCAAGATGTTATTGCCCTAGCCATGGAGATGGACGAAAAACTATTCTCTGGCGAAAAGTCCACACAGATGACTTACAACGGTGCTCCGTACATCTTGAAGTACAGTCCAGAAAAAGACATCAAGGAAGACTACAGTGTACAAGTACGCTACGGTCTGATGTCAGGACTTGACCCATCACGTGCCCTAATCTTTAGCCTTCAGGCTTTGCAAGCAAAGTTAATCTCACAAGAGTTTGTAATGCAAGAACTTCCTTGGAACGTAAACGTATCCAAAGAAATCGAACGCATTGACATTGAGAACATGAGAAACTCTTTGCTTGGCGCATTAAGCGCAACCTCAACCGCAATCCCACAAATGGTAACTCAGGGTCAAGACCCATCAGATATTGTAATGAAGATTGCTCAGGTAATTGACGCTCGCCGTAATGGCAAGAGCGTAGAAGATTCCGTAATAGAAGTATTCAAAAAGCCAGAGGTTGAAGAAGCCCCAGAGCAAGCACCAGAGATGACACCTGAGGAAATGATGGGTGCTCTTGGTGGTGCCCCACAAGTTGCCCCAGGTGAGGGTGCTCCAGTTGAAGCACAAGGACCCGAAACTATGGGTGGTGCTCCTGTCGCAGCAGCCCCTGGGGCTCCTACCCCTAGTATCCAGGATATCCTAGCGCAACTGGGTGGCTAGTGACTACCGTCATAGCAATTAGAACCAAGTATGGTTTTACATTTGCTGCAGATGCCCAAGTAACAGATACCGAAAGACCATATCAACATCCAAGCATGAAGAAAATTGTTGAGATTGGCGAGTACGTAATGTCAGGCGCAGGTAACTCACGATGCTGTGATGTTATTCTTTACGGTTGGCAACCACCTAAATACGATGGCACTGAGCCTTACACATTCATGGTGTCTAAGTTTATTCCTGAGATGCGTAAGCAACACGAAGATAGCGGAATAACTCTAAAGGAAGATGAAGACTTTGTATTTCTCGTGGGATTTAAAGACAGAGTATTTCATGTCGCATCTAACTACGCTGTGCTTGAAACAAACACAGGTCTTTACGGAATAGGTACTGGTGCAGCATATGCACTTGGTGCTATTGCGCAAGGCGCAACAATTCAAGAAGCAATAAAGATTGCTAAGAAATTTGATATTAATACTGGTGGTAAAACCCAGATAGTTGAAAGAGGACAATAATGGCTAAAGGTGGATATCGTAAACCAGCCAACCCTGCCGCAGTTTCAGGACCAGGTTCTCTTTCACGCCGCACCGATGGTGGACCAATTCAAGGTGCTAAAGAAATGAGCGGTGGAGGAAAATACGGAGAGCGTAAGGCTCTTTCAGATTTACAGTCAGGAGCACAGATGCAAGGCAACCCTGTTCCTAACGTTCCATCTCCAGAAGTTGCAGCGAATCCACCTCAGCAACTAACAAATCTTTTTGCACCAACTGAACGACCAGATGAACCAATCACTGCAGGTGCATCATTTGGTCCTGGTTCCACACCAACGCAAGAAGTAACTGGTCGCTACAAAATGATATCCAAGTACTTGCCAACTCTTAATGAGCAAGCAAGCAATCCAGATGCACCAGAAACATTTAAAAACTTTATGCGTTATGTAAATGCTGCAAATGAACTGGACGGTATTGTCTAGTGAGGTTAGCAAACAATGTTTCAGCATTTGTAAACATGTTTGGTATATCTGACCCAGACTTTGTAATAGCATTTGCTAGCGTTCCGTGGGAAAGCGAAAGCGAACGCAATTCTTTTATTAATGAACTTGTAGATATCAACGGCGGAGTACGTGTGAGTGAGGATGACGAATGAGCATTCCAACACCAACACCAAAAGAAACTCCAGAAGATATTGGATTTATTTCTTCACTAGCCAAAGCAGTACGTGAGTCAGACGGAAGTTTTTTCAAAGGCGCTCGCAATGTTGCTGGTGTAGTAGGAGGAAGAGTCCTCCGTAGTTTAGAACCACTAGCCGTTCCATATCGTGAACTT